TCGGCCGCCACCAGCAATTCTTCCCGACCACTCGGTTCAGCCCAGTCCCGCGTATAAGCCGGCACCGCTTCCGGCTCGACGCCGTAAAGCGCGCGCCAGACCCCCCGCAGCAAGCCTAGGCAATCCGTCCCGGCCCCGCGCGCCGAACTCTGGTGCACATAGGGCGTGCCAATCCAGCGGCGCGCCTCGGCCACGATCCGCGCCTGAAACGCACTCATCGCCGCAGACTCCCGCCGTCATTGACATCACCTGAAGACGGAAAGCTGGTCAGCCAGTCTTCACCCGGAATATGCGGAAAACCTCGGAAGTTCATAAAATTATGAAACTTTTCACGACACGTATCGGCCCGCCGGTCACACCCTGCCTCAAACCGCACCAGGTCGCCCACTGCCACTTCCGGCCCCAGGGCCTGCCACAGCTCGATCTCGCGTCCGCTCGGGCCAATCCGATCATTCTTGATCACCCCGATCGCACCGGCCGATGCACCGGAAAGCACCACCATCCGCCCGCGTTCGAACCAACGTTCGTCAAAGCCGGGGAAACTTGCGAACCGGAACAGACGCCGCTCGATCACCACCTCGACCGCACGCTCTGCCGCATAGCCCGGCTGGCTCAGATCGAACCGGCACTCGTGATCCCCCAGCACCGCCGCGCAACTGCGCTGATAGGCCCGCCCCTGCGGCTGGTTCAGCGCCTCGGCAAGACCGCGCAACTCGGCCTGAAACGCCCCCCCGGATCGCACGATCTCGCCCAGCGTGCCGCGAAACTGCAACACCCGGTCCTCGACCCGCGCCCAGTTCACCGCCCAGGTCCGCACTTCGGCCCCATCATAGCGCCCGGCCAGCAGATCTCCCTCCGTCACGGCCGCATCCGACAGCGCCCCCATGGCTTCCGAGTTGTCCACCGCCAGGCCGGTCGTCTGCTGCAAGGCCCGCGCCGTCATCCCGCTGCTCGCGCGAAAGGTAATCCCCTCGAACCCCAGGTCCTGATCGTGATCGGTAAACCCAAGCACCATGCCATCGCGCCGCGTCACCGCCCAGGCGCGGCAGGCCGTCGTGGCCCCGCTGGCCAGATGCGCGAAAAATCCCTCTGCCCCGGACATCATACCCGCACCTCCACCACCGGAACGCTTGGCACATCACCCGCCTGGAACGAGGCCACCGAAGTTTGAATGCGGTCGGTATCAAACCGCACCGGCACATCGAATTCGAATCCCGCTGTCACCCGCACCCCGACATCCGGCGGATCCACAAAGGTAACTTCGCCGGTAGCGGTATTGACGCTGAAATGCAGCGCTTCGACCTTGGGGTTCCCCGCAAGCGCCACCTTGACCGAGCCCTGCACCGGCTTCAGAATCGGGCGGGCATAACTTTCGCCACCCGAGACATAGGTTTTGGCCAGCACGAACACCCGTGTCGCGCCGTCGCCCAGCCCGATGACCTGATCCCCGGGCGCGACCGCTTTCGAGGCCGCGCCGGATTTGTAATCGGCCCAGTCCTTCCAGCGAAATCCAAACAACTGCCCACGCCGCGCCTCGAAAAAGGCAATCAGCGCCTCGACATCGTCGAGACTGCGCAAGCCCACCCCGGCATCATAGCGCCGACGCGAATGCGCCCAAGGCGTGTTGCGCTCTTCAAAGCCGTTGGCCAGCGTCACGATCTCGGTGCGCCGCTCGGGCCCGCCAACCGAGCCGAAGCTCAGGCTGGCAGGAAATCGAACCTCATGAAATGCCATTGTCTGCCCTCACCGGTTTCTTTGCCCGCGCGCCAGCGCGCGCGCCGCCTGCGCCGCAATCTGGCCTTGACTGCGTTGAAATCCCTGCACATCCGGGGTCGAGACGTTCATCACCACCGTGATCGGCCGCCCGCCGCCTGCCGTCTGCACCCCCAGTCGGCCATCCGCCCCGCGCGCCAGCGGCATGATCGCCTCCGGCCCCGCCTCGCCCATCAACCCAGCACCCCCACGCATCGGAAAGCTGGTGGGACTGGAAACAATCCCGCCCTGCGCAAACGGCATCACCCGGCCTTGGGTGAAACTGCCCCCCTTCTCGAACGGCATCATGCCGCCCAGAACGTTCTGCAACCCATTGGCCACCAGCCCGCCCAAGGCGTTCTGCACCGGCTTCATGGCGATATTGTAAACCGTGTCGATCATCGCCTGCGCGACCCCCTTCAGCGCATCCGACAGCTTCATGCCGTCGAACACCAACCCATCGAAGGCCTGCCGCAAGCCGCTGCCAATGCCGCTGGAAAGCTGGTTCACCTCACGCCCGGTGAACACCAGCGACTCGCGCAGAGCCGCCAGTTCGCCCTCGAACGCCCCCACCATCCCGGTCGCACTGCCAAGTGTGGTTTCAAGCGCCGTCACCTGATCCTGCAACGTCTCGATCGCCGCCATTGTCCTGCCCTTTCCTTGCATCCGGAAATGCCGCTGCCAGCTCTGCCAGCCGCGACCGCGTCAAAGGCGGGGCAGCACTTTGTGCCCCAAGCATGATGCGCAACTCCACCGGCGTCAGCCGCCAGAACGCGTCGGGTGCCAGCCCCAGCCCCCGCAACCCCACCCGCATCAGTCCCGGCCAGTCGATCGCGGCGCTCATGCCTCACCCGGCACCGCAAAGGCCCGCGCCAGCAGTTCCGCCGCCGCCCGTGCCGCCGCGATTGGCCCGCCGCCGATCTCGACCGTGCGCAGATCGGCAGCATGGCCCTGCCAGCCCCCGCCCCGCAGCCCCGCCACCACCAGCGCCAGCACGTCGCGGGTGGAAAACCGCCCCGCCTCAAAGCGCTCGACCAGATCAATCATCGAGCCGCTCTCCAGCGCCGCTTCCATCTCGGCCAGCGCCCCCAGCGTCAGCCTGGCGACATGGCGCTGGCCGTCGAGCAGGATCGCCACTTCGCCCGCATACGGGTTCGCCATCACAGCGCCGTAAACGTCAGCACACCCGCCGAGGCCAGCGTCAGATCATAGGTGGCCTCGCCGTTGTAGCTGCCGGAATACTCGATCGCGGTAATCTGGAACGGCCCCTGCACCACCCCGAAATTCGGGATGATCACCTGGAAATCCGGCACCTCGCCGCCAAAGAAGATCTGGCGCGCGCGTTCGTCGGTGTTGGCATCGCGAAACACCCCCGCGCCCGAGATCGAGGCCGAGCGCACCCCCGCCCCCGCCAGCAACTCGCGCCAGCCACCCGCGCTTTCGAGGCTGGTCACATCCACCGTTTCCGCGTTGAAACTGATCCGCGTGGCACGCAGCCCCGCGATGGTCTCGAACTGCCCGACCCCGGTCAGGTCAAGCTTGATCAAAAGGTCCTTGCCGTTCTGGACAGCCATGCTCGTTCTCCGATTGCTGTATGGTCAAAGCCCTTGACCAAGGGCCGGATTTCACCCCGAAGGGGTCAGTCTTCCACCCGCGCGCGAAACCGCAGATCAATCCGGCGCGCTTCGCCTTCGCTCAACCGCTTCGCCACGGCTTTCAGAAATTGCAGGCTCACCAGATGCCCCCGCGTCAGCACCAGCGCCGCCCCTACCAGCGCGTCCGAGATCGCCACCGCAATCTCCTTGGCCGCCAGAAACCCGGTGGCATCCGAGATCACGCTGACCACAAACCGATGCTCCGCCCCGCCGCCGGTCTTGTCGCTGGCATCAACCGCCTCCTCCGGGCCCAACAGCACGAAAGTCCCATCGCCCGCGCCGGATGGCACCGCGTCATAAACCGGCACCCCGACCAAGGCGGCCGCCAGCCGCTGATACACCGCCGCCTGCAAGGCGGCTGCCACACCATAGCTCATGCCGGATCCTCCTCGCGGGCGAAACAGACCAGATAGCGCCCGCCCGGATCGCGCTCGCTGACCGCCGATATGTGAAACACCCGCGCCCCATCGCGAAAGCGCTGCTCGGGGCGCGGGCGCGAGGGTGCGCCCTGCGGCGCACCGCGCACCGTGATGCGGTAGGGCACCGAGGCCAGCGTGACCTCCTGCCCCGCCACCTCGCGCCCCGCTCCGGCCAGCACTTCGGCCCAAAGCG